GCCCCCGCCGGTGCCTGTACCTGCACCTCCGCCTGGTAGGCCTGGTGCGAACTTCGCCGAGCCGGGCAGTCTGAGTGGCCAGCAGGCCATCGACGACGCCATCGCAGCGGTGCAAGACAGTGAGCTGCAGGCAGCCATGCAGGGCCTGTTTGCGCCACTGCTGCAGGCCATTGACGGCGCCACGAATTTCGAGGACGCGCTGGCCGCAGCCGAGGGCGCTTACCCGCAGATGGACAAGGCCAAGCTGCAAAGCCTGCTGGCCCGAGCAATGTTTGGTGCCGAGGCATTCGGCCGAGAGGAGGCAACACCATGATCGAACTGCTATCGCTGCTCTTTGGCGGCCTTCTGCGGCTGGCGCCTGAAGTGCTGAAGCTGGTGAACGCCGGCAAAGACCAGGCGCACGAACTGCAGATGACAAGGCTGCAACTGGACATCGACAAGGCGCGCGCCGACCAGCAGATCGACCTGGTGCACGCGCAAGGCAAGGTAGCAGAGAACGCGGCAGAAATGGCCGCCATGCTTGAAGCATTGCGCGGGCAGGGCAACCCCACCGGCGTGCCCTGGATCGACGCCATCAGCGCCAGCGTGCGGCCCGTACTGACCTATTGGTGGTGCCTGTGCCTGTACAGCGGCTACAAGGCCATCACCGTCGGCGTGGCGATTGCCGCGGGCATGAAGATGGGCGACCTGGCGCTGCTGCTCATCACCGAATTCGATCGCAATGTGATCGCCAGCATGATCAGCTTCTGGTTTGTCGACCGCGCGATGCGCCACGGCGGGCGGCTCTCATGAACCTCGCATTGCTCGACAACTTGCGGTGGCTCTTCAGCCTGATCCGGCGCTTCGAGGGCTGCTTTCTCGTCGCGTACTTGTGCCCTGCAGGCGTGTGGACCATCGGCTGGGGTAGCACCGGGCCAGACGTCAAGAAGGGCACTGTGTGGACCCAGGAACAGGCCGATGCGCGCATGCGTGTGGACGCCCGCATGTTCGCGCTGGGAACGCTCAAGATGTGCCCGAACATCCCGGATGAAGAGCGGCTGTGTGGGGTCAGCGACTTCTCCTACAACCTTGGTCTGACGCGGCTCAAGGCAAGCACGCTGCGCCGCCGCATCCTGGCCAATGACTGGTATGGCGCATGCGATGAGCTGAAGAAGTGGAACCGTGGGGGTGGCCGCGTTCTGCGCGGGCTGGTGTTGCGCCGCGCGGCCGAGATTCGCATCATTCAGCAGGTGCTGCAGTGATCATCTTCCAGAGCTGCGTCGTCAGCGAAGACGGCACTACAACGACAACGACGTATCGTGTCGAAGGTCGCCTGCCGAACGGCCGCTTGCTCCAGCAGACGCTGGTGATCACGACCAAGAGCGGACACGTGACGGCCGAAGTTCCAGAACTGCGGCGGATCGCGGAAAGCGGTGGGCAAGCCGCGGCCGTCGGCTTGCTGGCCGAATGGTTGCAAACGCTGAGCACCGAGCTGTTCGTGGCCGACATCACTGGCCACCAGGTGCCGATCTATGGGCACATGCGGCCGCAGAGTAGGAATTCGACGTGAGTGTGGGCGATGCGTGCTGACGACTGGCGCCCGAGTGCCGAAGAGCTGCGTGCTGTGAAGGCTGCGGCACGCCATCTGCATCTGCACGATGACTGGATGTGGCGCGACGACCTCATGCAGGCTGCGCTGATCGACCTGTGGCAAAAGCGCGAGAAGCGTTCTAGCTACAAAGGCAGCCAGTTCGCCATCGCATTTGGCTTCGCACGCCTGGCCATGCGGCAGGAATGGAGACGCATCATGACGCGTCATGAAGGAAAAAAGGGCAAGCCTGGTGAGCCCGTCGACTTCGCCGAGCTGGACGTTGACCTGGTGGCCGATCACGAGACTCCAGAAGCTGCCGCCGAACGGCACGAATGCATCCGCGTGGCGATGCAGCTACCGGGGCCGCTTGCGCAAGCTGTGGCAGCTCGCCTTGAGCACGACTCGATGCGCGAAGCGGCCGAAGCGCTCGGCTTGGACCATGCGTGCATGCAAACGCGGCTCTATCGCGCGCTGCGAGCACTCGGGGATTCGCACGCAGGACTCGGATTCGGCTGGCGTGCGGACCGGCGACATGCCGCAGTGCCCAACTGTGCCGAAGCGGTCGAGGCGTGAACACTCAACCCCTGAGCCAGCGGGCAGTGCTGGCAAAAAGACAGGGTGACGACACCGGTTGCGCTAACAACCGATGCCGCCGCCTACACCGTGGGCGGCGGTGCCATAGCGGCCGAACGCAAGGAACTGGCTATCTGGTCTTGGGACCTCGAGGCCGAACCGCAAGGGCTGTTCTGACGTGCCCGATCTGAAGGCCAATCTCACCCTCAGACCCGAAGACGCCGCGCGCTTCTTCGCGGCCAAGGGCGAAGCGCTGTCCTGGGACTACACCGACGTCTGGCGCGAAGCCAACGCGCATGCATTCACGGTGGCCAAGGCGACCAGCCTGGACGTGCTACGCACCATCCGCGCCGAGGTGGACAAGGCCATCGGTGTGGGGCAGACCTTAGAGAGTTTCAAAAAGGCCCTTCGGCCGCGGCTGGAAGAGTTGGGCTGGTGGGGGCAGCAGGAGGTGCTGGACGCCGACACCGGAGAGGTGACGAAGGCCCAGCTAGGCAGCACGCGAAGGCTGCGTACGATCTACCAGACCAACGTGCAGACCAGCTACATGGCGGGCCGGTACAAGCGCCTGGTAGACAACGCCGACGACAGGCCCTACTGGCGCTATGTGGCCATCATGGACGGCCGCACGCGGCCCGAGCATGCGGCGCTGAACGGCAAGGTCTGGCGCTGGGATGATCCGATCTGGCAGGTGATCTGGCCGCCCAACGGCTGGGGCTGCCGCTGCCGCGTGGTGGCGCTGACGCAGGCCGAGTTCGACAAGCTGGGCGTGGCGCTGGAGAACGGTCGCGACGCCATTGTGGAACTGCAGGTGCCCATCGGCCGCGACGGCCAGACGGTGACTGTGCAGGGCGTGCGATTCAAGGACGCCGCTGGGCGCGACAAGGTCTTCAGGCCAGACCCGGGATGGGACTACAACCCGGGTGCGGCTTGGGCGCGGTTCGATGACTCTGCGGACAAGGCCGAGCAACTTGATTCGGTGTCGCAATCAAGCCGGCTGACGCCCGTGGCCAGAGACGCCGCTGTTGCCCCAGTGGATGGGCTTCAGACCTGGTCTGATCTCGGCCGGCCTGATCTTGCGTCGAGCCTGGTGCAGCGTGCAGCCAGCGCCAGCGAGTTGCCGGCCGCGCAAAGTCTGGAGATGGCGCGGCGCATCGTCAGTGATGCGCTGCTGCCTGGTGGCCAGGCGATGCGCGAAGTGGCCACGCCAGTGGGTGCGGTGATGCTGCGGCCCGAGCTGCTGCCGCAGATGGCCAGCGCGGCCGAGCTGGGGCTGGAGCTTTTCGCAAACCTGGTGGTGCCGACGCTGGAGGACCCGTTCGAGGTGTGGCTGACGCCGTACTCCGACGGCAGCTACCGCACGCGCTATCTGGCCGTGGTGCCCGGCCAGCGCGACACCGTGATGCTTGTGCGCCTGAACCGGGACGGCAGCCTGCACTGGGAGGCGTTCGATGCTGCCCAGGCAGACGGGCTGAATGCGCTGCGTGTGGGCACGCTGCTATTTGGCAAGAAGGTGGGCCGGCGATGAGCAAGCCGCAACTGGAGTTCAAGACCAGCGCTGGCGACGCTGGCAAGAAGATCAGCGACCTCGCGGCGGGTCTCAAGGATGCCCAGCCACTGTTCCGGGTGCTGGCGGGCACGCTGGAGACCGAGACCGAGGCCAATTTCGCGGCCCAGGGCAGGCCAAGCTGGGTGCCGCTGTCCAAGCGCACGCTGGCCGAACGGCTCAAGCGCAACAAGGGCAGCAGCCTGCTGAAAATCCTGCAGGACAGGGGCATCCTGGCGGCCAGCGTGTCGTCGTACTACGGGGCTGACTTCGCTGGCGTCGGCGCGGGCGGCGCGGCCAGCGACTATGCCGCCATCCAGCAGCTGGGCGGCACCGTCGACCACCCGGCGCACAACGTCAAGACGCGGCTGCGGACAGACGCGAAGGGCAATCTGCTGCGCCAGAGCGTCGAAGGCAATGCGAAGAACCTTGCGGTGTTCGCCAGCGGCCGGCAGAAGCGGGCAAGGGAGACCGTCAGCCAGGTCGCAGCGTACAAAACGCAGATCCCGGCCCGGCCGTATCTGCCGTTCACCGGCCCGCCTGAGTCGGCGGAGTTGCAGCCTCACGCGGTCGAATCGGTGCTCGATGTGCTGGCGAGGTTCTTGGGCGACAGCGTGAGGTAGGCCCCCCAGCCATAGGCGGTGAATCGCCGTTTTCTGGACCCTCGGGCCGATTTTCCTGACGTGCAACACTGTTGTGTGTCACGTCCCTGGAAATCCCACCCGATCCCGCCGGATCCCGGATTTATCTCGTCTACCCCCCTGTGAATATCTCATCGCCCTTCACCAGGCCGTAGAACAGCACCCAGAACCACTCCCACGGCCCCGGACCGGCCTGGTTCGGAGCCGCCAGAGACACCAGGCTCAGCGCTTCCTGGGCCAGCGCACGGA